AATTAAAAATCCATGACAAGAAACGTCTTCCTTCGGGCGTTTGCAGTATCATGGACAAGTCTATGAGGTTTTGTTCATCAAGTTTCTGTTGTATCTGTTCCTTTAATTGTTCATGTGTCATTGCGTCAAGCCTCCAGCCACGCCGCCAAGCACTTGTGTCAAGGCGTTATTACCCGACATGTCAGCCTGAGACGCGGTTTTGGCTACTTGTGCCGCTGTCTGTCCCATTGCCGCCGCGTTAAGCAAAGCCTGTTGTTCTGCCCTAGCCCGTCGAACAGCCTGTACCTTTTCGTCATCGACGATAATGTCCTCCGGCACTCCATTTAGGATACCGAGATTGTCAGATACTTTGTCGAAATCAACCTTATCAAGGATTTCCGGTAATTGCGTATTTCCGGCCATCGTAATAATAGAATTGACGGTATCCAAAATAGGGGTGATAAGATTTTGTTTTTGCGCCTGAGAAAGTACGGAAACATACTCCACCTTGATTTCCGCGCCTTCGTATTGCTCCAAAATAGGCGGAGGCGGCGGAAACAGGCCCAAACGGTCGCAAATTCGGTCAACACGCTCGACCACCTGCGGAAGATAGCCTGTTTGCAGACGTTCCAGAAGCGGACCCATCTGCGACATTTTTTCGGCAGTCAGCTCGATAATTTCACGAGCTGTCCGAGTGCCGTTGCCCATGTTTAATTCGGAGATAAGCTGGAACACCTCAACCTTGAAATGCTTGCGGATACATGCCTCTATCTCTTCCTGAACTTTTGCGGCATGGTCCATATTGAGGTTAACCTGGAAAACTGTCTGGATAGGTGTCTGCGCTCCTTGCGGATTGTAGTAGTTAGCACCTGCGGGCAATAGGTTTATGCCGCCACTCTTTAAAATGTCAACAGGGGCCATTGTGGGCGGCTTTACGGCCAATTCTGCGGCGGTGCAGATGTCCTTCCACATCAATTGAATCTGTTTTGCATCGCCAAGGGACCATATACCAGGGCCTGTGCCGTAAATATCGGCTCCGCGAACTTGCCAGCGTTCCACCATGACGGGAAATTCATTAAAGCCGCTTTTTCGCAGGTATTTGCCTTCCTTCTGCCCGTCCATCCAGTAATAATCCGTGAATTTCATGGAATCGACATCCATTTTATCGGGGTTATACTGCTTGTTCGGGCAAATAAGGTGCTTTACATCAAGAAATTCGGAATATTGCCCGTTATTGTACTGGGTTTTGACATTATCCGGCACATTATCTATGCCGAATTGCTCCACTATCTGAAATGGAGTTAGTTTGACATTCCGGGCAAACTGATTAGGACGCCCCTTTTTGTCTACCCCTATGGCATATTCGCCGCAAGTGAACGTCCGGCAGTTGATAGCCGTTTCATCGTCCTCTTCAATCAGTATGGCGGCGGTATTAAATATGCCAAGTTCAAGGTAAAACTGATGGTTAGAGGGGTAAAAGTTCGACCTGTCCAGCACATCAAGAAGAATGTTCTTCCTTATTTCCAGCCATTGCCGGACATCTTCCCTCTGCATCAGCCCATAATCAGCCAAGCGATACTTTACCCAGGGACGAGTGGGGGAGGTTATGCCCCATTGCATTCCTGCCGCCAGGATATTGGCATATTCGATGGAAATAGTCCTGAGTAGGTTATCGTCCTGCCTATCTCCGCTATTTGCCGTTTCTCCCTCAAAATAACCGAGATACGGAAACAAGTAGTCCCGCACCTCTTGAAACAACGGTTTCCATTTATTAAATTCGGTGAATAAGTCCTTGTGTTGCCGGTTAATAAAAGAAAGTTCTTTTTCCATATACTCCGCCTACCCTAACAAAGTTTTCTTTGTAGTCGTCGCTGTGGAGGTATCACCTGCCGCCGAAGTTTTAATAGTTGACTGCATCCCGGCAGCGGCAGCAGCTTTTTTCTTTGCATCTTTGGCACTGTCTATGGCATCACTGCCGCTTGTAACATCAACGGAAGTAGGCGGAGCTGAGACTGGTGGAGATACTACCGTAGTAGAACCGCCGCCAAACAATCCTCCAAGTAACTCACCTAAACACATAATTATGACCTCCTTTTAAACAATCTGTAATTTGCGTTTGCAAAATGCCTATCGCCCTGACTTATGCCTATGGGGTTGTCCCCTGCTGCGGCAAAATGGAGTCTGCCGGAACCGCCCCTATATGCTCCATCACCCTTACCGACTACAGGAACGGCAAAAGTAAGAGCCAGCCCATCCGCTAAGTCGGGAGAGGCCAGCCCGCGTTTTTTCATATCTTCTTTTCGTTCAAGCTGTATTTTATTTGTAGACCGCGAGTAAAAATACTGCGGCCCGACCAAATCATCCCTTAAATCCGTACTCTGCGGCAACGAACCGCCATCTTTCAGCCATTGGAGCATCTTCCACCAACATTCAGCCCGTTTATTAAAACAGGCCGGATCGCCGGAAGCACCTCCGACCATTATTCCGTTCCAGCTTCTACCCCAGGAAACCCCGGCATCTTTTACACCTGCGCCCCATCCTGTCAGGTCAATATTGACAACATCGGCCTTGTGTTCGTCCTCAAACCTTGCAACAGCCGTCGCAAGCTGGGTAGTGTCCATATTCTTACCTTCAAACAACAGCCAAGACGCTAGTCCCTGCCGTTTAAATATGGAGCATCTATCATCACCAAAGTACGATACATCCACACCTAACACAATAGGAGCGTTTATATACATATCTTCGCGGGGATTAGCTTTCATAGCCCTTTCAACCAAGTCATTTGGAATCAACTGCATTATAGAGGCGTTCGGGAACTCCCCAAGCACACGAACCCGGTACATATCCGAATCTTCGCCGTATTCTGCGGCTATCTCCTGGGCATAGGACGGATCAACAAGGGGAGAATCTAAACAGCTAAATGTCAGCCGCGTGAAGTGATCTCTGTTAAGGTTATGCGATTGATAAAAGTACCCTGTCGTTTGCGTAGGGTTAGCGGTCATTACAACCCTTGCGGAAGGTGTTGACAGTGCGCCCCTGGCTACCTCGAACACTTTTTCATCGACACCGGAAGCCTCATCTATTAAAAACAACAGATTATCAGCATGGAAGCCCTGTAATGCGTCCGGGTTTTCCCTTCTTGCTGTACGGGCTACCGCAAATTGATTCTTTTCTATGCCGACAACTTCCACCCTGTCAGACTTAACTTTAATACTCTGCTTAAACCAAGGGTTCATTTTATCATGCCATTTAGCTATCTCTGCCCAAAGCACATCCTCCAACTGATGGCCGGACGGAGCAGTACAGGGTATCTTAACATCTTTATAGCAACAGAGAAACCAAAGGACAAGCCAAGCAAGCACACAGCTTTTACCAACGCCATGTCCTGCCTTTACGGATACTTTAGCGCCTGGCCTTGCTACCGCCATCAACAAACTCTTTTGCTGCTCCGTCTGGCCGAACGGCCTTCCGTTGACAATCTGTATCTCTCGCGGAACCCCAAGCACTTTTTCCACAAACAAAGTAGGGTCAGCGCGGAATTTGCGTATATGCTCTTTTAGTTGTTCCTGCTCTGACATTGCATCACCTCAAAATAAAAAAGCCCGATACCACCGCCTTTAAGCGATAATACCGGGCTTCGAGAGCCTCTTTATTCTGCTAAAGCATAAAATCCAAAATCCTCTATTAAATAATCCTTAAACACCAATGGTATTAACGGTTTTCTGTCTCTTCCTATGCTTGCCAACATGATAATTAATGCGGTGTTTGGTTCTCCAATAATTTCAGTATTATAATTTTCAATTTCTCCCGCATCAAATATCTCTTGTGTTTTTAATCGTAAGTTTTCTAATGTTTTATCAAAAAGATAACTATGTGGAGACTTGGAGATCATTATCTCATCTTTTCTTACAAGTTGTTCAAACGAAATAGTCCTTTCGCCACGCTTGTTAAGTACATGAATATTACATTTATGATATTCGGGCATCTTGTACCTCCTTATTTTAACTTCATTAGTTCTATAATGTAAGGGAATGCTGCTTCTACAGGACTTCGTCCGTAGATTTCTTCGCGAGTATCACTATTTTTCCATTTATCATATTCATGACAATAAGTAACATGCGTTCCGTCAATATAACACCCAGAAGTATCTAAACATGACACACACGGACTTTCACAGTGAATTGATATTTTAAACTTTTCCATAGGTTCTGGAAGGGTTATTTTTCCGTCAACAACTTTTAATATTGTAATATCACCGCACCGCCTATGTTTAATTCTCACTTCATAATCATCATACTCGGCTATCTTGGAGCCGCATTTACAACGTAGATCGGGCATCGTTTTCAATCTCCTTTGCAAATTCCAATAACTCTTTTAATGTCGGAGCGCAAATAGCGTAACAACCTATTGGAGTATCAGGATACCATTGCAATTCCCAAATTTCGTTTGTTTCTATTGCCCTTTGTTTCTGCTCGTCATTTCTCCAATCAGGAGGACATTCGTGCTCTTTCTGCTCCTCGATAGTTTCTTTGGCTGACTGATAATAGTCCTTGTGTTGATTGTGAGTTAAAAACAATCCGCATTTATGTTTTGGTAAATCTATGGGCATTTAACACCTCTCCTTTTTAATTAAACATGCTTTTTACATAGCTTGGTATGTGCTTTTGCACCTGATCGCGCCAAATAAGATAAGCCTGCCGGGTTATAAACATTGGACAGAAGTAAATAGGGTTCATGTACCATTGCCGTTCCTGTTTATCGTCTGGCAAGTTTACGTCAATACTGCGTAACATTGACAGGTTAACCATCCTACTAAGCCACTCAGCACCGCGCCTATTATTTGTAAACCCTACACAGTTGATTAATTCATCATCATCATAAGGTTTAAACGATCGACGTATAACCTTGCCAAGTACGCCAGTATTTGCCCATATATGGCGAGATAAGAAAAGCAGATGCCCCATGTCTGTACGGCTTAATTCTTTTGGGAATGGCACATTAGGGAACATGCGTATATTCTTAGTTCGCGCCATCATCTTATAGCCGTTGTCAGGGTTAAAGTAATCCGGCAATTCCCTTTGTGACTCAGCAAACTTCTCGCCTGTTTCCTTGTTTATATGCTGTTTTAACTCCACAATATTGCCCATTTTTACCTGCACATCCTTGTACAAAAATAAGCCCGAAAATGCACATCCTTGTACAAAGGAAATACTGCATTTTCAAGGCTTTGTTGCTATTTCCGTGCAAAGTTCTCTTAATAAGGTAGACAACTCTGCATAAGTTACGTTTCGGCATGTGTTAAACAATGTCCCGCGTTTTGTTTTTATGCGGGATTTTTTTAGGCAAGAGTCAGGTTGCTTTTATGCTATTGGAATCGGAATGCTCTCGCCCACTCATTACCCGATTCTCGTTCCTGGCTCGCGTTTTGTAAATTTAGGATTAATATGGATACCCACCGCCACCGCCAGCGCAAAGTTTTGCCCCCACCCCCTACCCCCACCCCATTGTCTGGGCGAATCGTCCAAAGCATAAGCCGGGCGAAGGCGAATAAGTGGGCATGATCTGTCTGGCCTATGCAACAGAAGGGCAGAGCAAAGAGCATCAGCATAAATATGTGCCAATGCTCCAACGTCCGATAATATATCTTGTGTAGTCTAGCGACCCAGCAATACCGCACCTTCCCAGCTTCGGTTTACAATAATGTGCTAGAGTATACAATAATGTAGGCTTAGTTTACTATAATCAGTCGTCTAGGTCCTTTAATGTATTGGCCAGAGTGGTGAGGTTGACATCTATTTTCTGCGTATCTTGCATTCCCCAATTGGCTTTTAGATTGAATATTGCTCCGGCTGGATTCTTGATCGTATACAATGCACATTCAGCATATTCCTTGATTTTCTCCTTCGCGCGTGTAACAGTGTCAGAATACTCCTGATAGTTATTTTGGTAATCCAGCAACGTCTCCCTAGTCGTATTAAGATA